TTAACAAAATGTGCGCGGTATGTGGAATGACCTTGGAATGGGTCTCCTATGAGAATGTTAAAGGGTTCAAGATCAGCCTTCAAGCCAAGTTGGTATTCGTCCAGAATTCGAGTTTCCACCTCTTGATTGTCACAGGTATCAGTGGGCCGTTGAATGCCTGGATGGGCAAGTGTTTTACCGTATGGTATTCCCAAGGTGTAGGCCGCAACAGATTGATGTGTGATCAACGTTCTAATGAGTGTAGATTTCCCACAGCCTGGCACACCGTGGATAACAATAGGCTCCTCCAATGGTACTGTGGTACGTTGGAACCCGCAGTTCGTGAGTAGTTGTATGAGCAGAGAGGTTTTCATTTCAAACACATTAGGAAACATAACTAAGCCACATAGACGTTGAGTGATTGAGTGGAGTAAGTCTGAACAGAAGTTAGTACTAAACTATGCTATTGTCAATCTAAATCACTAAGTGTTAGTTAAAGCCGGGCGATGTCAGGGAACATGTCGGTTAGAAGTGTGCCTCCATAGTCCGTTTGATTTGCGGGAACATTTGATTCAGAAGTTTGTTGGTTGCTTGCAGTGGTCATGTCATTACGGTCCGATTTGTTGGCAAATGTAAAGTGATCGTCGATGAACTCAAGGGGTAGAATAACTCTGTCTGACTCGAACGTGGATACCTTGGTTGCCCGGGGGTCCTGGATGAGCCTATCGGATGTCACGTGGAACGTGGGCAAGTGTTCTCCTGAACTGGGTGGTTGCATACCCTTCTTGATGAGAGTTCGGGTCACAAGCTGATGCTTAGCCAGCTCCTCTTCGTCAAATATGTCGTATAATTGGTCACCTAACCTATAGGCGAAGAGATAGTCGATTGCGTAGCTTCGCTTAACTTCTTCTACCTTGCCAAGACGAAGGGCGAGTTGCAGTGATTGATATAGCTGCACCGGAGATTTGACGATTCCATACTTGGTTAGCCTCCACCCGCAGAAGTCGGGTTTATTCGTAACTAGTGGCTTGGCCTTCAGGGAGAAGAGCGGCTCAGAATACTTCCACCCAGGTCGTTCGTCACAAGCCTTGTCACGCACCAAGTCATCCCCTGCGTAACAAGCGTTCACCGATGGATCAAGTTGAAATCTGAGGGCGTCGTAAGCTATGTTGCATTCGGTGTTGGCATCAAATGTTGGTCCCTCCCCACTCAGCCTCATAACAGCCAGGTTTCCAAGGAACGTTTTGGCATGCGTTTTAACAAAAGCGTAAAAGTCAACTACCTCGTCTGGCAGTCCAAAATGTCGGGCTTTCCTCAGCTCGAAGTTGAGGAATGCAGAATCTTGCGACTGGTCATACTGAGTGTAATCAGACGTGTAGTTGGGCCGAGAGAAGTCCCACTTGGTGAGCACAAATGAATTAAACTGTTCAGGTGTCTTTTCGCACATCACAAAAACGTTGTCGGGTTGGTGTCCCTCCCTCTTTTTACGCAGGTAGAGAGCCATGGTGGTGGTGAGCAGAACGGTTGATTGTTTGAAGGCGGATATGGTTTGTCCAGCCTTAAATCTGCATCCCACTTTCTCAAGCTTCTTAACCCATTGCGATTTGTTAAACAGCGCTATGGCGTTGTCAGGAAAATCAGGGTCTTGACGTTGTGCCCCTTGCTGAAGATTTGAAGTCGGTTTTGATAGATACGTGCGCAAAGCCAGTTGTCTGCAGTGTGCCCACAATCTCTTATCAAAAGGCTGAGTTTCACGAGGCACATTCATGAAGCTCGCGTAAGCTTCGAACAGCAAATCGCCTGCGTTGATTGTGTCTTTGAGAGCTTTACGATTTGTTTCCGGTGCAGCTAGCCTAATACGCTCATTTATTGTGATTTTGAACAGCGCCTCATCCTTCGCCTGCTGGTGTGGGAATAATTGGATGGTGGGATCTTGTGTTTGCATGAGGTTAGTTTTCTCCTCACCACTCCATAATTCTCTGGTGTCCTTGTCCTCCATGGCTTCTATCTTGTCATCCAGCTGTATTTTGTCATTAGCTACCGGAATGTGGGTTTTTGTAGGACCGTCACGCACCACTGGTTCTGGTGGTGTATTATCCCTCCCTGCTTGTTCATCTTCGCGCACTCCGGAAATTAGAGTTTTGAGATAGGGAGTAGAGTCTAGTTTGGCCAGAAAGTCTTTGTTGTTCGAGTGCGTATTCACAAACGTTATAGTTTCTGACGCTCTCGATAAGGCCGTGTATAACACTTCATCAGAGCACAGAGGAGTGTCTTTGTCCAGCACTATCGTCAGGTGTGGTAACGTGAGCCCTTGGCAGCCAGCATATGTC